TAGTAGTTCCAAAATTATCAGTACCACTAAACTCAACTTGATCTGCAGATGCTGTGAAGACATATTCGCTGTAGGCACTATCTGACCCAAGGGCGAGAGAGCCAGCTGAAGGTATTCTTAATTTTTCATTTCCTTCGTATGAGAATATGAGGTCATTTCCAACACTTCCCCCATCAAAATTTGCAGTAATAATGACATCCCTTATAGCAACTGGCACGTCACGAGTTACTACATAAAACAGTAAAGACCTGAACTCCTTGTCGCCTTGGGATGGGATTACAACACTATAGCTTTTTTCTGTTGACCCGCTTATTGTTACTGTATCTGAATTAACAGATGGCTCTGTATCTGGATATGGGTTCTTCTCAAATCGGAAGTAAGCATCCGCTGAACCGCCTGAAGGCACAGACGCAGTAAATGTAACAAACCCAGCATCTTCGAAACTACCAATAAACCTGACTGGGTATATGTCAGTAGTCTCATTAGCAAAACCACCCCAGCTCTCAGCGCTTGTTGGGAAATTGTATATTAAATTACCATTTGATCCTGTCGAGATTGACGTCCCACCAAACGCATCTGCAATACTGGCTTGTTTTTCTTGTCGGGCTATGTCATTGGCTGGCGTCTTTTCTACTGTCCAGTCAGAAAGTTTGAGTAGACCATCAGCCCCGCTCCCTGTGGTTGGGTCGATCTCTATACCACCAATTTTAATGGTAAACGATGATTCATCTAAAAACTGCTTTGCCATATAATACCTACTTCGGCTTGCTTGTAGTACCAGCACCAAGACCTGGAGTATCAGTATGAGTATGACCCTTACCAGATATTCCTGCGGAAACATGATCCACGGATGCTGTTGATTTACCAGTGATATCAAGATCACCAGTTAGATTTATATTGCCTGTCCAGTTGGTAGTTGGAGTCTCAACCGTAGTTGTACCAGCAACTGTAAGATTAGTGTCACCGTCTACAAATATTGTAACATTACCTTTTACGTGCAAGTTGTCGTTACTAGCTACGAGCGTATAATTATCTTTAACAACTCGAGTTACCTTATCACCATCGGGGTACAACTCATACATCGTACCGCTTCTGTGTAACTCCTTAATTCTTTCTGCGCCCTCTGTATCATCATATTCCTTATAATGACCCGACTCAGTTTCCATTACATGGTTCATCGGATATACTGGGGCATATGTTGATGGCGGTATGCTTATCTTACCAGCATCTTCTTCCGTATCATCGGCAACGCCTCTTGCCTTTTTATTTACATCTGACTCGTCAATATATTTTGGATAAATGCCATTCGGGTCGTTAAACCCAAGCGTTGTTTCTGCAGATTGGGATGGAGCTCCAGTAAGGGTGCCAACTACAGCAGGCTCTTGCGCCCTATCTCCATCTAAAAAGAACCCAACAACCCACGTTCCTTCAACCATACCAGTCGGGGATTTACCGATACCACTAATCGAAGCAGAATCAATCCCGCCCAAAGGTATAGCCCATGGTAAAGAGTCTGTCGGTATTTTGTCTTTGTCGTCAGTATGATACCCATATGCACGCACACGCACCCGACCAAGTTGTGATGGGTCATTCCGATCTTCAACTACACCGAAAAACCAAGTGAAGTTACCCTTGCCGACAAACTCTCTCATTTATGATTTCTTTTTACGTGACTTTCTTTTTTTCTTTGGCTTTTCTTCAACCAACTCTTCTTCATGAGAAGGCTCTTTGATTTCTTGTAGGAACTCTGGCTTATTGGAGTTTGCTACTTCTGATAAAAATTTATCTCTACTTGATCCTGGAATCGGCATATCGTTTCTCCTATTGTTTTGTACCTGTATCCTTGACGCATTCTATAATTGTTGACATTGATTCAGAACCGTCAAGGAACTTATTTCTTATTTTAGTTACTAAATACTTACCGCTCAAGTATTTATCTCCCACGTTCACTTGGTCTAATACGTTAGTTGCTGGCGGAATATTTAACACAATAACATCCCCAACATCTAACTCACTATCTCCAGGAACAACAACCTCGAGTTGAGTATTGAATGTGTGCGAGAGATACGCTTCGGACTGCCCTATATGTTCAGTGTATCTTTTCGGGTTGGGTGCTTCTCCAGAAAACAATGCATCACTATCATGACCGTGCCTAGATGTGAACATACGAACAACTGGGTCGCCTTTCGTTTCACCACCAGCTATCTTGAGGGGTTGTAATTTCTTAAACTTTGAAAAGTAATCGTCATACTTATAGACAACTTCTCTTTTATTCTTTTTGAGAACATCGATGTGTATAGTCCTAGACTGAAACATACCAGACTCTAGGTTTTCTAGAAAGTCGCCTTGCTTCAAAACATCAAAAGAACGTATATTGGTCGCTTCAGTATACTCGATGCTTTTCTGATCTTTATATGAATCGCCAAAGTTTGACGATATGTAAGAATACGTTTCCTTCGGTTCTTGGTTGACCAATGTCCCCAAGTTTTTAAAGTTGAACCCCTTACTATTCTCGTAGAATAAAAATTGTGGAATATGATCATCATTGTCGGCTTCCTTGCACAAAAAATCAATAGTATCATCAACCGATAGGTTTGGTATCACATACTTATGCTTACCGATAGTCGATTCAAAATCATTTTCTTTTTGTATTCTAAACTTTGTAGCCTGTCTGAGATTGCTGTGTAGATCTTTAATTGAATTGCTGTATATAAATTCTTCTGTTATACTTTTAACCATTGATGAGATATCATTACCACCCGATCCGCCATAAGACCTAGATATTTTTTGAGTGGTTGCTCCATATGACTCAACGCTAATGCCTGAGAAAAAATACGCTTCACTGTTTTCTTCTAAGCGCTTCCTATCAGTCATTTCGTATAGGGCAAACACGTGAGATTTGTAAGGTAGTGATTCGTCATTAGATCTATATGACACCACCAATAGGTCACCGCCAGAGAACCCGCCTTGAGTCACACCATCTTTCAACGGATTTATTGTATTAATCAAACCGAGAGAGTCGTTTAAAACAAGATCGCATTGAAGGTAATGTTCAAACAAATTTTGATAAACACTAAACTCAACTGTTATTGATTCTAGGTCTATGACCTGACCAACCGCAGTTATGAGTTTAAATGTCCGAACATCAATATCACCTGCGTGTTTATATCCACCAATAGATTCTGACATTAAACGCCATTCCTCAGGATATCTTCAACCTCATCTCTGACTTGAGATAAATATCTTTTATCTAGTAATGATATGGAACGCTTTTTCTCATTTAATTCAACTTCATAATCATATTTACTCACCACTGCTTTCTGATAATTTGAATCAGTATTATTATATGTTGTTTGATCAACAACAACAACCCTTTCTAAAAGCGACGTTCCGTCAAATAAAACCTCAGATTCAGCTGGAACTTTGACGCCATTCTTAATCTTAGAAAGGTATATTCTATACTCCTGCGTTTCAGCTTGAGCAGCTTCGATAGATCCATACTTACCCTTAACGAACTCTTCAAAGTCAAACGTAGACATTGGCCAATCGAAATGTACGTCTTTTATGTTTGAAAAATGTAACACCAACCATGCGTATTTTGAATCTCCATAATACTTTTCGGCAACAGTATCAGGTCTGTCGCCGTCTTGAATGTCATATTCATAATACACACTAGAGATATCGGACAGTTCGCTCTGAACTTTGAATCTTCTCATAATGTTTGTTAATTTTACTTTCTGCCCAATGTTAGTTAGATCGTGATCAGTTGTCGGGAAGTATGAGAAATAATTAGACATTATGTTTCACCCTGTTTTTTACTATTTACTGGTTCAGGCAACCCAGAATCTAAATCGCCACGTGTAATAATTTTAGTTTCTTGGAATGCCAATTGTAATTCAACTGAAACAGGCGCACCTGTTTGATCAAAGAATAACGGAATGCCTTCTCCATTATAATTGACAGTCATTGATTTTAACACACAAGTTCCTATCTTATACAAATTTCCTGCGATGGCATCAGCGAATGATATTTCAAACTCGTCTGGGTATTTGAAGGCAAGCGACCCTGCTGCATATTCTGGATGCATATGATATTTGTATGCGCCTATTATTCCTTGTATCGCTTCGGATTCTTGTTGGTTTCTAGCTATAAACTTATAGGTGAAGCTGTGCTCACGCATATCAACGCCTTTAAATAGAACAGCCATATGCGGGTTAATCGCCAACCCCTCGTCGACCATAGTTCCTTGAACCAATGCCCCACCAGCAAACGCACCACCCAAAGCACCACCAGCAGCACCGCCAACTTTCCCTGCCACAGCGGTGGCTGCAGCTGCAGCTATTGGAGCACCAGCTTGAACTTGCGCATCCGTATCTCCAGATTTAAACGCACCAATAGAAGAATTTATTTTTGAATTAATTAGCTCGCCCAAGTCATTACCAGCAGCGCTCAGCTGATCAGAAGAAATCCTACCAGCTGCAGCAGCACCCAAAGCGCCCAAGTCAGCATTCTCATACTGCGCACCATATGTTGTTTGCAGGTTGCTCGGTATCGGAAGCACAATATTTCTAATAGATAAATCTTGAGCAGCATCAGTTCTGCTTTGGCGGATACGGTTCTTAACAGTGAAAATCATATAATGTTCATCTGTTAAATCGTTTGGAAATTGCAATGGTTCTTTTACTTTATTGTTATCGAATAAATCAGCTAATGGTGAGTTTATAAGATTTCCCACTTTGGTTTTCTCTAAAAGAGAATTGAAGTTGGCATTAATAGAAACGCCATTATCTCCAGCGGATATTGAGAATGCACCTTGCCCAGCTGCTCCTGCAATATTCTCCAACTTACCAGTCGCTTGGGCGACAGTAGATTTGATTCCGGATGTTACTTGTTTCAGGTTTATTTTCATCGAAAGAGCCTGTGTATAAATATGCGTTGACGTTTCTATTTATAAGCAACCTATGGCTCAATTTTATAAAGGCAAATATCAATGTAAGTTTCCTGAGAAATATAAAGGAGACTCATCAGATATTATTTATCGCTCGAGTTGGGAGCTGAATTGTATGTCATATTTTGATAAGAACCCAGATATAGTTTGGTGGGCATCAGAACCATTTCCGATAGGATACCGCTCGCCGATCGATGGTAGGAAGCACCGTTACTTTGTTGACTTTGTCATCCGAACAAAGAACAGAGAGACGATTATGATTGAAGTCAAACCCTACGCCCAGACCCATGCGCCAAAAGCACAGAAGCGGTTGACTAAAAGGTATCTAAATGAAGTGAAGACTTGGGGTGTTAACCAAGCCAAATGGGAAGCTGCATTAAATTATTGCAAAGACCGTGGTTGGAAATTTCAAATACTCACCGAAAAAGAGCTGTACAAAAAGAATAAATAGTACATAACAAGAGGCAATTGCTATCGCTACTATATTTGATGATCTACTCGCAGCTGGTGTTCGTAAAGGGCAAATACCAAACCGCACTCAAGCTGCGAGAGATTGGTTTAGAAATAAAGCCAGACAGCAAACAAGTGCTGCTGTTTACCCAGCAAACATAATTAAGAGTACTGCTTCTGACAAGCGCAAAGCTAGAGTGCTTATCGGAAGGATGTATCACTTCAACTATGAACCAAAAAATGCTAAAACATTACCATACTATGATAGATTCCCTTTGATCTTTATGGTTGGTCCAGCTCCTGGGGGATTCTATGGAATCAATTTACACTACCTTCCCCCTCAACTTAGAGCCAGATTGATGGACGCATTATATGATATTACAAATAATACGAAATATGATGAGTCTACAAAGCTAAAAGTGTCATATGATGTACTAAATAGTGCTAGCAAATATAAGTTTTTTAAACCAACCTTTAAGCATTATCTCAGTTCTCAGGTCAGATCAAAGTTTATTGAGATTAATTCTACCGAGTGGGATACAGCGTTATTCCTACCAACAGAAAGGTTCCAAAAAGCCAAGAAAACTAAAGTCTGGTCAGACAGCAGGAAAATGATCTAATGGGATTTAACGTCAATGACATGGTGGCATCGCTAAACAAAACTGGTTTTGCCAAGACATCACACTTTGAAGTATTCATTCAAGGTGGGGGTGACGTGGGAACTGAGCGTGAACTTACTTACCGTGCAGAAAGTGCCGACATCCCAGGAAGAAGCGTAGCCTCTGTTGAACATAAGTTCCAGAACTATGGTCCAGTTAACAAAGTGGCTTATGGTCAAATATATGGAGATGTTACTGTTCAATTTATCCTGAGTCAGGATATGAGAGAAAAAGAATACTTTGAAATCTGGCAAGATAAGATGGTTGGTACTGGAGCATTCAGCTCAAATAACGGACAAGCAAACTTCAATACAAAATACTTTGACGACTATGCTGGAACCATAGAGATACGCCAATATGGTTCGCATGGAAAATTACATTCAATACATACACTAAATGAAGCATACCCATTAATCATAAACCCAGTTACAATGAATTGGGCTGAAGATGGCGCTGCTAAATTGGGTGTTACGTTTGCTTACAAAAATTATAAGTGTCTATACACTAAACAAGACCAGCCCGAAAAGGGATTTGGGTTTTCGGTCAGGCTTGGAACTGGTGGCATAAGTGGAAGTTTGAACATACCAAGCCTTGGGAGTATAGTTGGATCAACTGCAGTTGGTGGGCAAATTAATGCTGCTGTTGGTAACATAAATAACAGAGTTGCCTCGATTAGAAGTGCGTTACAATTTTAAATTATTTTATATAACTGGAGAATAT